GTAACATATGTTGGATATAGCACAATTGACAGAAATACAATCAATGCAGTACTCACTGACAAGGATTTAGCCTTGCGTGATCTGTTAAATCACTTTTACACACGACGAGGTGAAAGAGTGATGAACCTAAACTTTGGATCAATACTTCATGAATTGGTTTTTGACCCACTTGATGCAAGAACAGAAATCCTTGCAAAAGATGATGTTGAACGTATTATTGATAGCGATCCAAGATGGAGATTTGTAAGTCTTAAATTAACAAAGCCAGTTGAGCATCAACTTGATATACGAGTACGTGTGATTTACGATGATACTGGAACAGCAGAAGAACTGTATCTAACCTATACAAGTGAGGCAGAATAATGGCACAGGGCGCAAGACAAAGTAGCTTATTTGCAGCGGAAGATTTTAGTGTGGTATATGAAAGTTTTGCACAAGCAAACTTCCAAGCATATGATTTTGATACCATTCGTAATACAATGGTAGAATACATAAACAATAATTATCCAGAAAACTTTAACGACTGGATTAGTTCAAGTGAATTTGTAAGTTTAATGGAACTTATGGCATTCCTTGGACATAACTTAGCATTTAGAAACGACTTAAATGCTCGTGAGACTTTTTTAAGTACTGCTGAGCGTAGAGAAAGCGCCTTACGTATTGCAGAATTTTTAGGATATACACCTACTAGAAATGTCGTTGCCAGCGGATATTTAAAAGTAAACAGTATTAAAACAACAGAAGAAGTTTACGATGTAAATGGCAACAGCCTTGCAAACAAGTTTGTACAATTTAGCGGTACAAACAATCCAGATACTTATCAAAATTTCTTAACTGTTATGAATTCAGTATTACAAAACAACAGTCAGTTTGGACAGCCGTTTGCTAAATTTACAGATAGTAATAATATACGTAATGAAATTTATAGAACTAACAGTTTGAATAACGAAATTGTTTTTAATTTTACAGGGAAAGTAAACGGCGGTAGAGCAGCATTTGGTGCACACAGTGTTTACTATAATCAAACACTAGGAAAGTTAGAAGAAAAAGCACCTAATCCTTATGGTGTTATAGATTTGTTGTATCGTAACGACAACAGTAGTACAGACAGTGCAAACACTGGATTCTTTATGGGATTGAAACAAGGTACACTAGAGTTTAAAGATTTTAATATTGAAAACGGTTTACCAAACATGGTAATAGATGTTAATTCAGAAAACATTGCTAACGGTAACATTTGGGTACAAACAATCGACGAAGCAGGACAAGTTCTTAAAACGTGGACACAAATTGACAGACTGTATGGACTAAGTGCAGTTTATAATAGTTTACAAAATAATCAACGTGACATTTATACAGTATCTAGTAGAGAAAATGATCAAGTAAGTATTGTTTTTGCCGACGGTAACTTTGGTAATATTCCACGTGGAACAATTCGTGTTTGGTACAGAACAGGTCTTAACTTAACTTATAGATTATTACCTAGTGACATTGGTAACACTACTATTGTATTTGATTATGTAGGACATGATGGTACAACGTATAGAGCTACACTAGACTGTAGTTTAAAAGAAACTATAAACAATGCAAGTGCAAGAGAAAGTATCGACAGTATCAAAGCAAATGCAAGTAGATTTTTTGCTACACAGGATCGTATGGTCACAGCAGAAGATTACAGCATTTATCCACTCACTGTTAGCAACAACATTAGAAAAATTAAAAGTGTAAATCGTATTCATAGCGGACACAGTCGCTTTAGAGATTTTAATGACCCAACAGCAACATACAGTGATGCAACTCAATACTTTGACGATGGTTATTTGTATACAGATGATGTTACTAGTCGTAAAGTTGTTAACTTGCCAACAAATTTAAACAGTGAAGCATTATATCAACAGCATTTAAGACCTTTACTAGATAATGCAGAAGTTAAAAACTTTTACTATACAAGACATTATTATGGTCCATTGGGTAACTATAACTTTACTAAAGAATATACAGACACTACTTCTTATATTACTTACGTAACTGCAGATAATACAGAAACAAATGTTT